AATGCCTAAAACAGCAGCTTGGACACGCAAAGAAGGTAAGAATCCTAAAGGTGGTTTAAACGCAAAAGGACGAGCTAGTTATAAAAAAGGAACATTAAAAGCTCCTGTAAAAAGTGGTGATAATCCTAGACGAGCATCTTTTTTAGCTCGCATGGGTAACATGGCTGGACCTGAATACGAAACAACTGATAAAGGTAAAAGAAAAACTAGATTGCTTTTATCGTTAAATGCATGGGGTGCTAGTAGTAAAGCTGACGCTAGAAAAAAAGCAGCAGGAATTTCTAAACGAAATAAAAGTAAAGGCAAAGCCTAGTGTCAAGCAAGCGTGTTAAAACAAAAAGAAAAAAGAGAAAAGGTCTTTGGGCTAATATCCATGCAAAAAGAAAAAGAATTGCAGGGGGTTCGGGAGAAAAGATGAGGAAACCAGGTTCAGCGGGAGCACCTACTGAAAAAGCTCTAAAGGAGTCGCAAACATAGCGAATAAATAACGATGGCAACATTTGAAGCACAAGTAGAAGGATTAACAAGTCTATCAATAGATGGCAGTAGTTCACCAACGCAAACTGAACTTACGCAGTTCTTAACAGATGGTGCGAAAGAAATATTAACTGCATTACCTATGGATAAAAAAGTAATGTATTCAACATCAAACGCCCTAAATAATAGTTCGACTAATCTTACCCTTGGTGGTTCAGAGGTATTAGGAGTCATGAGAGATGATGGTACTATTAATCAGCCATGCAGAAGGATACCATCTACTTTAAGCGGTAGAGCACAGGACAGTGCTGAAATGATATTTGGAACTACATCAGATCCTGTGTGGTGGATAGTAAATAATATATTAAGTATCTTTCCAGAACCAACTAGTGCAGGAGCAACTGTTCAAACTTTAGCATATCCTGCTGTTGCTTACGGTGATAGCTCTATAACCAAGTTTCCAGATGAAGCTGAGTATTTAGTAGCGTTATACGGGGCAATAAAAGCTTTACAAAATTTTATGGAAAATACTGTTAACCAAAAAGAAGATATAGAGTTAGCAGCTTCAATATCACAAGAAATAGTAAAATTACAAGCAGACTACGATAAAGGATTGCAGATTGTGTTAGCAGGATAATGCCGTTTACAACAACAACACTAACAACTAGTACAACCTTTACTGAAGTTTCTTTAACAGGTAGCACATCTTTTTCAGAAACAGCTCTTACAACATCTACAGATTTTGATATAATTGGTAACCAGTGGGATGAAGCAGCTGAATTACTAGGTGGTGGAAGCTGGGATAGTATGCTACAGCAAAACTGGGAGGAATTAGAATAATGGCTGTAAGAAGATTAACTGTAAAAAATATTATAAGCAGAATAAGACAAACTTTTCCTGAAGCTCCTGATAATTATTTATATAATTTAATTAATGATGCTTTATTAGAAGCAGGTCTTTACAGAACAAAAGTAGAATATGCTAAAGCAACTACTGTTGCTGACCAAATGTGGTACGATTTATCAGACACAGGTTCTTCGGTAGATATTAACAAAGTGTTTAGAGTTGATTTTATGGACTCAGCAGGAGACTATATTAAGATACCAAGAATGATTGATAACGAAATTTTAAAAATGGATATAACATAATGGCAAGCAATCACAATCACCCAGAAAGCGATGTAGCTTATTTTATTGTAGGGGATAAGCTTGCAATTATAACTACCAAAGGAACAGACTCATCAAGCGTACATTCTAAGGCAGGAGATTGGAAAGCTATTGATGAGGCGGTAACCAATGGTGTTTTAATCCATTATTATGCAGAGCCAAATACTGTTGATGAGTTAACAGATTATCCAGATATAGATAATGCAATGCACGCAAATATTGTGGATTATGTAAAATCAAAGCTTTATATCGATAGAGCTGGTAAAACTACAGATCCTAATGCATCAGCAACTGCTATGAATTTAGCAATGGTGCATGAAAAACAATGGAGGGACGCTTTAGTTAAATTTGGAACAAGGCGTAGGGATAAGATTGGTGGGCAAAGAGCTGTAAGGACATTTGATTTAAGATAACATGGCTACATTAACTGGAAGAACAATAGCAAGTACCTATAAGGATCTCTTACAGATATCCAATTCAAATAGTGGAGTTGATTCAACACTAAGAGTTGTGTCTGATGGAGAAGCTACAGATACTGTTTTATATTTAAGTAGCGCAGCAGCTCAAATTAATTCAGATGCTAAATTATATTTTAGAGATACTGGGTTGTACATAGCATCGAATGCAGATGGAGATTTAGATATTGTATCTGATGGGACTGCTGTAGACTCTATTAATATAGAATCTGCGGGTGGTATAACATTAGACGCAGGCACTGCTGGTAGTGGTGTAATATACGAAGACGATGGAGATGAAATGCTTCGTATCTTTAATTCATCTAGTGATGTTGTTTTACAGGTAAAGAACGATACAAAAGATTTAATAATACAGCAATATGATGGTCATGAAGTTGTAAGATTCTCTGACACTCGTGGTAAAATGTATTTGTACGATGAAGGTGGTGAATATCTACAATCTGATGGAACAAACCTAACACTAGGTAGTGGAGCAGATATAACACTATCTGCAACGAATGATGTAAACATACCTGCTAATGTAGGTGTAACCTTTGGACACGCATCCAATCAAAAAATTGAAGGTGATGGAACTGACCTAGCTATAGATGCTACGGGTAACATTAATATAACTTCTACTGTAAACGAAGCAGCTTCCATATACCTTCGTGCAAACGCAGGAACATCTGAAACAATTAAAGTACATTCTGACCAAGGTACATCGGTTACAGAAGGAGCCGAGTCTGTAACTATTTTATCTGATGCGGGCGGAGTTGGCATACGATCAACTGCAAACCTTGCTAACGCTGTGAATATTACAGCAGACGGTGGTACATCATCCACAATACAAGTATTTAATGACCAAGGTAC